ACGACCCTTTATCGTAGGCGCTCACCGGCCAGGACATATCCCGCACCACGGCAGGCTGAACCGCCCACGGGTCGGCTTCCACCCTGCCCCCGGGTGAGCCATACAGCCCGCCGTCCCGTAGGTAATATTGCGGCGTCGTGCCGATCTGCTCATAGTAAAAGCGCCTGCCGTTGCCCACGTACGCGCGGTAAGGTACGCCCACGGTGCCGCCTAAATCCACTAAATCCATCATGAGATCCCACGCCCGCGCGGGTACGTTGGTTTTTGCGACCACTTGCAGGGTGTTCGTGGCGATGCCGCCTGTATAGAGCAAGGGGCAATGCACGGCGACAATCGTGCCCATGTAGTCGGATAGGTTGGCTGTCCCGCCCGATGCTACCGCCGTTCCTGCGTACTGCCAGTTCGCCGTAAAAGCATAGCCGGCGGCGGTGACGGATAACTCAGCTTCACCCCCGCCCAGGCCAGCCCCAACCGCCCGCGCCCATGGGTAGCAATGCTCATTTAAGTAGGTATCGCGCCTGGTGTTGGCTGCCGTGGCGGTGTAGCCGTCGAGCAGGAGCAGTTCTTCGCGCGTAGAGTATTTGGCGATGCTGGTAGCGTTGCTTACTGCCGCCCCGGTGACGTTCTCCCCGGTTTCGTCAATGTACCTGGGGGTGACTTTGTTGTATAGCAGGTCGAGCGAACGGCGGCGGGTCACGCCCCCCACGGATAGTTCCATCTCATAAAGCAGGCCTTCCCAGGTGACAAAGCCGTTCGACTTTTCTTCTAAGTGTCCCCCCAGGTACTGATAAAAAAAGGTGTGAAGGTCGCTAAAGTCACCGACCAACTTAAACGACCCCTGCCAGTATCCGCCATCCCTGCGGATGGAGCGCCGCCAGCCCGTCGCATCGTTCGAGATGTCACGGGCAAATACCGGCGTGCCTTCTGCCGCGCGTGAATATAGGCGTAGATTTCTCATACTCTAAAGGTTGCCCAGCGTGGGAACACTTTCAGCTCCACGCCCACGGTATTATGCAGGTCTGTACCGTCCACCACCACCAGGATCGCCCCGTTGCGGTTGGGGTATTCCCAATCCGTGAATACTTCTTTGCTGCCCAGGTAGCCCGTGGAATACCCGCTCAGGCTGGATTGTTCTTCATTCGGCGCGGTATAAAACCACAGCGGCCCGACGGTGGTACTCAGCCCGTTTTCACAGACGGCTTGATGTTCTGCCGGCACCAGGTAGACACAGTCCAGGTCAATAATCCCTGTCGTGCCTACCACCTGCTCGATGTCGATAAAAAAGCCCGCGTTGGCAATGGATAAATTTTGGCGCATCCCGGTCACGGGAATTTTGATATGCCCTAATTCGCAAAGCTGGTAGCCCGTCAGGGTCGCCCCGGAAATGTAGACATCCCCGGCAATGTAGCTCTCCGACCCGCCCGAGAAGCCTACCCGGGTGCGAATGCGGTATTGGTCGTTGCTGTTTGAGCGCTTGTATCTCAGCACGGCGGTATACTCGCCCGCCATCGCTGCGTAGTTGCTCGATAAAACATCGCCCACTTTGAGCGCCAGGCGCTCGGTCAATGCCGTGTTGTTCGTGAAGGGGATGCGCTGCGCCGTGCCTGCCGAGGCGTTGCCGTCGGCGATGGCGCTCCCGCCCGCAATCGGAGAAGTCCCCAGCTCGCACTCCCAGCGCGGGTTGAAGTCGGCGTAAACCGTCCCGGCGTAGTAATCGACGGGTTTCAAACCAAAGTACAGCTTGCCCGTGGCGTTGGTTTCCTGGTTGAAGGTGGCCTTGAAATAGTCGATGCGCCCCGGCAAAGTCCCGGCGGCGTAGGTCAAATGTACGTGCCCGCCGTTGGTGCTGATCGCCGTGCCTGCCGTGATGACCGTCCCGGCGTCGGCTTCCCACAGCGGCGCGCGCTCGACGGCCAGCCGCAAAGCCGCCCCGCCCGCGTTGAGCAGGGGCGATAGGCGCTGATCAGTCAGGATGGCGCTCTCCCCATCGTAGACGCATGAGCGCTTGACGCTCTCGCCTTCGCTCTGCCAGTACAGCCACACGGGATTGACGCGGCTTGGGTCGGCGTGGAACTGGCGCGCTTCTTCCAGGATGGCGTCAATCCTGGCTTGCTCGGTGCGGATATTGGCATCTGCGGCGGTGGAGATCAGGTCGATCGTTTCCCAGATAGCGTCTTTGGCGGTCGTGGTTTCCCACCCGCCCATGCGCCACAGGATCGTACCGCCTACTAAATCGACGTCGCCGTTATTGGTGCTGGATAGTTTCAGGACTTGCGCCATAATGAAACTCGTTTCATCTACATACCCATACTTGCATCTAGTCTGCTTCTGCGCCCCGTGGCGACAATCGCCATACCGAGGGCGACGGCCCCGGCGCTGTGGAAGTGGTTTTCTACGTAGGTGTCGCCCCCGCCCCCGCCGCTTGGCACATATGGCAGGATGTCCCCGCTTTGGCGTGGTACGAACAGTTCCGGCCTATGTTCGCCGACGATGTAGGGCGTACCCGCTACAACCGGCCCGCCTGCCGCGCGCCCGCTGGTAGCGTTGGGGTTATTTTGCGGCCCGCCCCCGGCGAAGTTGTTGCTTGAATTGACGGTGTTTACCGTAACAGTCACGGTCTTGCTTTGCAGGTGGTCGATGTAGTATTTCAGGTTGGCAACCTGGCGGGCGTATTCTGCCGCGCCTTCACTGGCGCTAATCGCCCCGTCACGGTTGGCATCAAACTTGGTTGTCAGCGCGTCCAAGCTCGAATAAAAGGTAATGGTTTTTTCGTCCACCAATCCCAGGCTGCGCCCCAATTGCAAAGCCGCTTCACTGTCTAATTTAGCGGCGGCCTTATTGAACACTAAGTTAGCGTTGAACTCACTCAGCAAGTCACTCGAAGATGAAACCGCTTTGCCGTAACCCAGGGTGCTATCACGCAGTGCCTTCATTTGCTGGTTGGCCTGCCCCGCGGTGATGTAGTGCGCTTTCAGGGCGTTGTCAACGTCGTAGATAGCGGGCGCGGTTGCGTCCAACCCGTCTTGATAGCTCTGCTCTGCCGCAGTAAGCGCGTCGGTGGATTGCTTAGCATTCATTTGCGCTTCCGTCATGGCGTAATGCTCGGCAATGACCTTCTTGGTTATCCCCATGCCGTTTGAGTAGACCTTGACTAGATTACCCTCGGCGTCCACCTGTAAGCCAACCACACCCGCCGCGCGGTTCAATTCGTTGATGTAGTCGGCATAGCTCCCGGAAGTGTCCCTGACTTGCGCTTCATGCTCGACAAGTGCGCCGGTTATCTGATCGTTTGCCGTCAGGAGCAGGTTCAAGGCGTCTGCGGCTTTCTGCAAGGTAGGAATGAGCGCCCCGCCTATTTCTTCCTCCACGTTGCCGACGGTCGTTTTTAGCTTATTCATCGAGCCTTCAAACGTGCCGCCCGCCGCAGCCGCCGCCCCGCCAAACTCGCTTTCCAGCTCTTGAAGAATGACCCCTTGTGCCCCGGCGATGTCGTTGACTTCCATCATTGACTTGATGAGCTTCTTTTGTTCGGCACTGAATGTCACCCCCACGCGCTGTAAGGCGGTCATGCCGTTGAGCGGGTCATTGAGCGCCTTGCCGAGTTGGATAGCGGTAGATTTTAGATCAACCGCACTCGCATCGCCCTGCGCCATTGCAACCGCCATATCTTCCATTGCCCGCGTAGCGCGCGGCAGGGTTGACCCGCCGATGTTGCGGAAGGTCAGGAGCATGTTCTCGCCGGATTGCACCACTTCATCGTCAATGCCGGTCAGCGCCGCTTCTCGGTTGGCAAGCGCCGCAATCTGTTCGGCGGTGAAGCCTGCCGCCCCGCCTGTGGCCTTGATGACGCTCTCGGTCTGCGCCATGACCCGCTGCGCTTCTGCGGCGGCGTCGATGGATGCTTTCAGGCCAGCGCCCAGGGCGGTAATCGCGCCAGCAGCTCCAAGCGATTCCAGGGATAATCCGGTAAGGTTCTGGACTGCACCGTCTACACCCTTACTGAAACCAGACAGGCGCGTTTTAGCATCTGACAGGCCCGATTTCAGCTTGTCAGCTATCAGTCCAAGTTCGACGTATAAGCTAGCGACCTTTTCTGCCATGCGACTTCCTCGCTTCCATTTCTTGCGCCTTGTGTATGCCGTCCCTTACCTGGAAGTACTGCGTGAAATCTTCCATACTCAGCGCATCTACTTGGGGCAACGTCCATCCAAATTCCCGTGCAATCTGCCAGCGCCAGTATTCAAGCGGCATATCGTTTTTATCGGGAAAGGCGAACGCTAAGAAGATGCGCCTGGCTAGTTTGGGTCAGCAAGCGGGTCGCGGCATTTCTTGAAAAACGCCTTCATCAGGCGCTTCCAATCGCTCATCTTTAGGGCGTGGTAATCTTCTAGCTTGACCCCTGCCGCCCTGGAAATTACCGCGTCTGCTTCTTCTTCCGGTTGCCCAGGGTTGAAAAGCTCGCGGTATTCTTCCAGGGTGAAACAGTCAAGGTCGAATGTGATCTCGCGCCCATCACTCAGCACTACGTCAGCCATTAGAAATTACCTGCAACGTGTACCGCGGTCTGGCGGAACTGGCCCGTAATCACGGTTACATCATTGAAGGGTGACGACCATCCCGGCCCGGCGCTTGTGGCGGGGATACTGTATTTCGGCGCGCCCGTGGCGGTGCCTTCCGGCCCGTAAACCAGGGTGCCAGCGACGTCTGCGCCGATGGCTGCGGCCAGGACTGACCCGCCCACCTGCGCCAGCATGGGCACTTGGATGTCCTGCCCGGTGCCGTAGGACGGCAAAAGATGCTCGAATTGGTCTTTGCCTGCGGTGGCGTCGATCCAATTTTTGGTTGGCGACCAATCGAACTGCCGTGAGTCGGCGTCGAGGTTGACTGTCCCGCCGCTGTAAACCCAGGCTAAATACATTGCTGATCCGGCGTACTCACTCATGATGTGTTTCTCCTAATCTGTAACTCGGATGCGATAAAATGCACCGGCGCTGTAAATGTGTGTGCCACTCGCCGGGGTTTCCACGATTTGAAAGTCCTGTTCACGCGCGCACCAAAAACAGGCGTAACCGGACACGCTGAGCGCCTTTCTGTTAAGTAAAGCGTCTATTTTTGCGTCAATTGCGATAGCTTTTGCCAACGTAGGCCCGTACGCACGCACGTACCACACGTTTTCGCGCAAATCTGACTTAGTGATGTTGTTCGGCCCGCCCCCCTGGTGGCTGTAAACCACGTAGGGTAGGGATTGTTTGTCGGGCGCCTGCGTGTTGTAGATCGCCGTGCCGCCCAGCTCCGCAGTAAGCGCCGTGCCGCCTGCCAGGGCGGTAAATAGTGCCGTGCCCATCGCGCCAAAGTAATCGCTCATTTGAATAATTCCTTGAAGCGCTCCGCCACTTCGCCCGCCACGCCTTCGACGGCCGGAACCATGAAAGGATGCGCCGCCATGCGGGAAGTGCCTAACTCCTGGTAGATGCCATACTCCACGCCGTCGCTCACGTGGTACAGGCCCGCCCGCTTGCGGTCTGTCCAAATGCTGCCCTTCAGCGCCCCGGTATCGACGGGAGCCAGGCTCTTGGCCTGCCCTTCTACCTGATAGGCGAGCGCCTTCAACGCCCCGTCCGTGTTCGTGTCCAGGTTCTTGGCCAGGGCGTCAAGTACCCGTGTGTCCAGCCTTACCGTGACACTCATGCGCGCTCCAAATAAACCCTAACCGATGCCTGCCAGGACTTATCCGCGTCTACCGATTTCACGTTATACGTCTGCCCGCCGTGGAGTACCCGGTAATTGGCATTGATGGCGGTATTGTAGGGCAGGGTCAAGACGTAGCTGTAAAACGGTTGTACTGCCCCGCCCGCTTGCTGCTCGCTGCCCCTTACCGGGTCAAGGCGACAGGCAACGGATGCGAGCGCCGTGCCCCAGGTTTCCGACCACCCGCCCATGCCGCCGCTCGAAGTCGTGGCGGTGAGCAGGGCGCAGGTGTCGGGGAGCAATAAAGCTACATCAGCTCTAATTTGGGCAAGCTCAGATGCGGTCAACATGCGTCCATATCTCCCCGGTAAATGTCGATACTTTCCGGTCCGGCCTGCTGGTCGTAGTAAGCCGCCATATCATAGGCTTGCTTGACGACCTGGCTGCGCTTGACGCTCATATTGTCGGTAGACCAATCAATAGACGACACGCTGTAGTAGGATGCTTTGGTGCGCCACACATCAGCAGCCGCTTTGTTCAGGTTGTACGCCCGCCCGGTCAGATGATAGGAATGCCCCAAAGTATCGGCAATGAACGTCACTTCGCCGCGCGGGTAGTCTGGTGTCCAGTTGGCAGTACCCGACGGATTGAAGGCCATATCCTTGACCACAAATACCGCCGTGCCGCCGTCTGTGGCTTCAAGGTTCTGTGCGCCGCTAATATAGCGGTAGGCGTGCAATGTGCCGGCGGGCTGTGTCTCAAAGACAGGATAGAGCGGGCGGTCAACGTAATCTGTGCGGTAGCGGTCTAATACCGTCTGCAATTGGTCATCTGACCAATACGAAACCGTGCCAATCGTCATATCTGCTGTCCCTGCGTTGGCCATCCCTCGCAGTTGGGCTATC